ACCGGTGGCGAGCTGGTGTCTTGGTGTCTTGGTGGGTCCCACTTATGGAGTTGGACTGGAAATAACGTGAGTGGGCCGAATGGACGTGGCCTGTTAGTGGGCTTTGTGTGCATTAGTTGGGCTGTGTGTCATGTGGCCTGATTGTTTTGAAGTACCCATACAACCGTACGTGTACGTAAAGGACTTATATTATTCATTAAAACGTATAAATACGGTTACATGGTTGTGGAGGAATACACCTGGTATTCCTCCCCTAGATTGATATCTAGTACCGGTGCTTCCTGCATCATGAGGATGTCAATTGCCTCGATCATGTCTTCGTATCTGAAATCTGCTTGGGGTGAGTCCCTGTACATTAGTCGCAGGAGGTTCTTGATCCCTTCTTCGATTGCGTTGAAGTCGAATGGACCGTTGATGCCCTGATGCGTGTATGGGATGCGGAAGTGTTGCTTTTGGAGGAATGTAGTCCTGGTGGAGAAGAATTGTATCTCGGTGGATATCTCTCGGTCTGATCTGAGTCGCACGTTGATGATGAATGACAACCCCTTTGTGGTGGTGTATCTGATCGTCATGGTTGTTGTGGTGCTTGTTTGTCTTTCGATGGTGTACATATATAACCCCTTGATGTGGTTGTGTGGTTGTACTTGGAGGACGTGGTTAAATGAAAATCTTATAAGACAGAAGTGGGGTGAGTCGGATATGATGTTGATGTGTTGTTGTTAAGTAGGAGATTAGGGTCTTATTAAGTCCTAATATCTTATGATATTAGGCTAAACAAAGAAAGAAGGAACCAACATAACAAGAAAAAGGATAAGAAAAAGAAAAAAGAAAAATAAGAAAGCATGGATAACTCAAGAAAAAAAAAGAGAGCGCAGCGGGAAAAAAAAAGAAACTGACTAAGAAAAACAAAAATGGTCTTCCGTATTTAAAAATACGGATGTAAAGAGGAAAAAAGAAAAAATGGGTTCTGGCGGTTAAAAAATAGGGATGCGGTTAAAAAATAGAATTCACCGCTGTGAATTCGGACCCGCCGATTAATCTGGGTTAAACGGCTGGGTAAATTGGACACCGATACACTAGAGTCCCCAATAGAGACACCAATATATTGGTGATCAATCGGTGTCCAATAAATGGGATGGACAGAAATGCCCTCGAAAATGTGTCTGATAGGCGCGTGGGAGTGCGGTGGAAAAGTGGACCTTCTCTCTCCTCTATTCGACGGAGAAGCCATTTCTGGCGGATGCCGGCGTCAAATCACGACACGCGCGGCGGTGTGTACCCCTGGGAGGGTAGAAACCACTACGCTACGCAGCAGCCTTAGCTACCCCGGAGCTTAGCTCGCCACCGTTCTAATATT